GCCTGTAATGTCTTCCCGGGCCTGATCGATAATGCTGGTATCAGTCTGCGCCTGATTGATTAGCTCTTCTTCGAATCCGCCGTAGTTAGTGATGAAGTCCAAATACTGCTGGCGGGTAAGATCGGCAAACGCTTGGTCTGGGTCACTGACTGTCGGAATAGAGGCAGCGTTGTTCGGTGGCGTATAGTCTGTAGGGACGTTGGGGTAAGCGCCCATTCTCGCCATCCGACGATTAGGCACGTCTTGCTGAGCAACTTGTATATCAGGTTGCGGAACAGCTTGCTGCTGCATGCGCTGCACCATCATTTGCTGCTGCTGGACTGTCAGCTCTTTAGGAAGATCATAAATTGCCATTAGATGCCCCCCTGACTTGAAAGATTGTTGAAGAAGTCTTTCGAGAACCTACCCATGCCAGAATCCGCCGCGTCTGGGTTTGCATCGAGGTACTTGTTCAATCCGGCCCCAATTGCGGCTCCGGCCAACTGACCGCCTGCCTTGTACTTAGCAGCGGCTACCTGTTGATTCGCTCGGGCTTTTGTTAACGCCTCTGAAGTAGCAAGACGCGATGCCTGGGCAAGTCCGCTTTGTGCTTCTGCCGCTTGTCCGCGAGCAGTGCCGAGCACGCCGGTCTTCATCCGGTTCTCGATACCTTTAGCGGCTGCGGTTGCTTGGCCCAGCTGACCCTGGATAGCAGCAGCGCGATCACCAGCAGCTCCGACGCGCATCGTCTCCTGAAAACCACCGTCAGCCAGCGCCTGCTGGGTGTCTGCGTTAGCTCTGCCGCGCAACGTGGTTTTGTAGTCGTCGGTCATAGACTTGTCGCGCATCTGCTGGAGTAGTGGGTCGTACAGTTGCTTGAAGCGGTCGTATTCTGCTTTTGCTACGCCTGCGGAAACCTTCTCGGCTTCGGACTGTTTGGGTTTATCTGGGCTGCTGCTCATTGCCGCACGTCCTTCTTTAAAGAGATGAAGTCCAAATCCCAACCGACTTCTTTTTCAATGTATCCAGCTAGTTTGTGATTAAGAGTCCTTACCTCAACAAAACTAGCTCCAATATCGCGGGCCACTTTCTCGAAAAATGCGGTGTGCCTTACTGCCTCTGCCCCGCCCCGCCTTTTTGCCCACGCAAACCATAGAAACAACGACTTAGCACCGCTAAACATGGCCGTAGAGACGGTAGTCACCACAAACCCATCATCTGTAACCCAAAGATGTGCATCCTCTGCTTTACATGCCGCGTAAACATCGTCGGGAATGACCTCAAGGAACGAAGTGCTGTCAATAATTTCTTCCAGCGCGGGCCTAATCCAACCCCAATGTTCTTTAATGTCAGCCAGAACCGGGTCACTTAATCTCTCTTCCGTACCTATTTCGTTGGAACTTGTGTGAGCGGTAAACGCCTCCATAACTAACCTTCCTGGCTATTGGCATATCTGCATGACGCGCTCTGCGGTCTGCTTCTTGAATACTCTGCTGGAACAAGGTGCCGTACACCTGTGCAGCGCCGAAATCTGTCCACTCTTTACTGGGCAGACGTAAGAGACGGAACAACGCCCCCTGGATAATTGCTTCTCGGTAGTCCGTCATGACATCGTCGTCGCAAGACCTAGATGTGTATGTGGGCTTCAACTGCGCGCGCAGTATTACTGACGATGATTTCGTTTCGTTTGGAACTGGCACAAGCCAGAAAGTAGATTGATTAACTTTGACGAAGTAGTCGGGCTCGCCAGCGTTATCGGCATCACGCCACTTCGGTACACGCTGCTCTAACAGCCCGGTCGAAATTGGCTCTAGGTCATTCCCTTTATAGACCACCCACATGATCTTATGAACGACCGTCCCGCTCGGGGGCTCTAGGTCATACTCAAAGATATTAGCGACCGTAGTTACTGGATCTAACTCCTGCTGATACACGGGCGCTTTCTCGCACAGCTCGATAGCTGCTGCCCGAATGTTGCTTTCTATAAGGGTGTCAGGGCACCCCGGCACCATCGGTATGATCTCTGGTAAGAGCGCTTCGTATCTAATAGCCACCGGCTATTACCCCGCTACTGCTGTAGTTAAATTAGGGTTGGCTCTACTTTCGGTGTTTGGTGTGGTAATCAGATCTACCTGCCCTTTTCCAGTCAAAGACTGCAAGAACAACTGGTAGTGCCCGTTGGCACGCTGAGAGTTACCTGCGTACTCGGCGTCTTTCAGGTATGCCTGATACAGCACGTAGTTCATGACCGCGTTGGCGTAAATGTCAGGAATAGATAGGTTGTCGCTGGCCGTGACAGCTGCGGGGTTCGCAGAGTAGACAATCTCTATGTAGGAGTTACCACTTACGCCCGGGTATACGTAAAAATTGCGCGGATTCTGCTCATCGTAAATGTAGTGCTTGACCTCTGTGCCATGAGCCGCATCGCCTGAAACGGTCGGGTCATGCCAGTTAGGTACTTGGGCATCTAGGATCTCACGACTAACGAGACGGATGGATCGGCTACCCGTCCCTCCTGACGATGCTGACATGTTTCTAACTACTCGCAGCAAGCGGTTGCCAGCGCTAGGAATTTCCTGCTTGGTCCCATCAGACAACGTGACCGTCGCGTTTACGGCGCTTGCATCAGGCTTCAAAAGAGCGATTTCGCGCTGTGCGTCGTTAACCCAAAAAACCAGCTCAGATTCTGGCCATCGAATGTTAGAGGTGTCCTGTAAGGTAGTCTCTACTCTGGTAAGGACGCTAGCTACCGTAACGCTCATTTAAACTCTCCTTTATGAGTTAAGGGCTTGCTGCCAAGCCTCTTCACGTTCATTCGTGGGCACTGTGCGTCCTGCGTACTTGTTCACAGCGGTAGCTTTTGGCGTTCCGTCTGCTTTGAAATCATCGGGATTAGCGGCGTTGATGATTTCATCCATAACCTCGACCAGCGGCTTCTGGTCTTCTGCGGGCGGCTCTGGCTCAACTTCTAGTGTCGGAGCATCCCCTACAATCTCTGCGCCCATGGTCAAAGCGATCTTTCCAATTTCATCGCCAACTTCTCGTGGCACACCGGCTTCAAACAGCACTACGGCCCCAGATAGCATGGCTACCCTCAGAGGCTCTTTGCTAACAATCTTCATGAGTTTTCCTTAGAAAAAAAGGCCCCCCGAAGGGGGCCATGGACCTTACTGAGCGGTATCGAGGCAGATGACTCCGAAGTCTTCTACGCCGCTGTTGATGTCAGCGTTGTACTTAGGCTTGCGAAGACCGAAGATCTTGCCTACCGAAATACCCAGCTGATTACCGTAGTCGAAGGTATCTTCTACGATCTCAGGCAGACCAATGTCAGCCATAGCCAGCGCCTGAGCACCTACAAACAGAGCTCGTGCACCGGTTACGTCTGCATCAGCACCCCACTTGTAGCCAGCAGCGCCAGCGTTAGAGGAAGTGCCAGTCGTGCCACCTTCAGTTGAGAAGACGTGACGGAACTCGTGAACCATTACGCCATCAACCATCAGGCTTGAGGAACCAGCAAACAACTCGTTGCTAGGACCACGGACGCCTGCGTTGCGGACGTTAGCCAGGAAGTCTGAGTCAAGCTTCAGATCAGCCATCTGCTGCGGGGTAACAAACAGGTGGAACACCTCTTGGTTTCCAGCAGCGCGCATGCCACGGATGTAGTTGTCTTTGGCGTATGCCTTCAGCTCTACAATGTGACGGTAAGCCAGCTTGTCGGTAGCTGTGACAGCAGTAGTGTCGCCTGCAGCCAGAGTCGTACCGCTTACTCGGCGGTGACGGTTGCTGGTAGGAGCAGATACGTCTGAAGCGAACTCCAGGTCTACCAGCTCGTGACCCGCAGATGCCGAAGTAGTCCGCAAAGCGCCGTTAGTCTTGTGCGTGTATGCAACACCAGACAAGGTCAGAAACGCCAGCTGGTCGATACGGTCAGCCATTGCGTAAGCCAACATGTCGCGAGAAGTCTCACGGAAGTTAACGATCGTCTTCTGATCGGCAACTCGGCCCGCGATACGGTTTGCGAAACGCAGCTGGTCCAGCTCGATGGTGATGTCATACGCGCGGAGGGCTTCTTCGTTGCCTTCCAGCGTGTTGTCACCAGTGATACCGTCTCCAGTCATGTCAGCAAGCAAGGTCAGGTTTGCCTTGGTGCCCTTCTCTGACTTGGTGAGTTCGGTGATTCGCTGAACAGCGGCGTTCTGGCCGGTTCCAGCAAACTGGTTGATGAAAGAAGCGTTGCGGGCAACGCGCCAAAAATCACGGGACCACGCCTGAAGCTGGTCGCCCGTGAGGGTTCCGAAATTAGTAGTAGCCATTTGGGTTCTCCCTTAATAGGCATAAAAGTATTGGCGGCAAAAGCCACCGTTCTTAGCCGACTTAAAGGAGCGGCTAATCCGTACCCCGTATCGTGAGGCGACGAACTAGCGCTGTTTTACGAGGTGCGACCTCGGCTTTTTTAACGCCTGTGCAGGCGAAGACGTTTTTAGCGTGATCGACACGATCAGTTATCGTACTGATAGACGAATGCTACTCTGATATTAGCGTGGGTAATACTAAAAGGCAAGAGTCATAACGCTATTGCAATGGATTAGACAGCGCGTCCATCGCGTTCCAAAGATCATTCACTTCGCGCTCTATGCCCTTCACAGCTTCGTCGTATTTTTCAACGGTGCCTGCTTGATTGG